AATGACTTCGATGAGGCGGGGACTCCGTCCTCCTCGAAATACGTTGCTTCGCGAACTTGAACGTGCCAGCCGATAACTTCAATTTTATCGACTACTGTGGTTTTGGTAATTGCCATATGATTGATTGTGTTTTGGTCCGTCCCAGCTATCCAGCCGGGGTAAATTGGTTAGGAGGCAGTTGTGCGGTATGTGAAGCTGAAAGCAAACTTGTCGTCCGCAGCCAGCGTCGAGGCGTCAACGTAAACAGTCATCGTGCTGGTGCCGGGGACACACCGGAACGGCAATGTCGTGTTAGAAGTTCCGTAATCTTGGAAATAAACCGCACCCCCGACATAGCCAGCATTATCGGTCAGGGTTGGAATCGGAACGGGCAAAGAAAACGTGACGTTTCCGGTGGGACTTGAAACACTCGTTATTGCAAGCATCCCGTTGATTTGAATGATGTTACCAATTTTGGTATAGGTCATCCGGTCGTGACTGGCATACAACGTTATACTACCTGTTCCGTCAGTTCCTACAGTTGTTTCGTGATAACCCTCCTCGTACTCATCGAGGGTCGTGCTGGCACCTGACCCGAAATCTATGCCCTGTCCCGCAGCGGCTGCGATTAAGTTCCCCGTCGAATCGACAAACCACCTCGCTGCCCCATCCGTAAAAATATCGAGCCGATTGATGTTATGCCTGTAGAGCAACGCACCGTTGTATTGGTCAGTGCCTGTGGTGCCGTTTGCGAAATAAATTCCACCCTCACTGCTCGCCCCCGAGGCTATAGTCATGCCCTCGTTGCCACTGCCGCTGCCCACAACCAGATTGTTAGCGTTGGAATTATACGACCCCATTGCCGCCTGACCCACGCCTAACCGGCCGTCATTATCGAGAACCATATTCTCGTTCAGCGAACCACCGTGGCCGGTATGGAAACTCAGCCCAAACAAGTTGCCAGTCGCGTTCAAAGACTCACTTTGAATTTTTGAGACAACCCCACTGCCATTGGTTGAGCTGTCATTAGCCTCAAACTCAATCGACCCAACCACATCGCCGTCACCCAGTGATGTGGTCGTGTTTTCGAGCCGTAAAGTCTGCTCGCCAGCACCGGAGCCGTGAATAAGCTTGTCCGGTGCGGATGTGCCGATGCCCGTGTTCCCGTTGCTAGCCACCCTGATATGCTCAACCGGGCTGGCGTTGCTCGCTGAAGTGCTAATGGCAAGTCCGTAGTAATTTCCAGCGGCAGCCTCGGCCACCGTGTCAATTCTTGCGCGAACATCCGGGCCGCCGGAACTGCCGTCATTGCCGTAAAATTCCAGTTTACCAATGCTCTCGCCATTAGCTACCGACACGGAGGTGTCGGTCACGCGGACGGTGGGTGCGTCACCGGAAATTTCAAGCTGCTGCGTAGGTGCGCCAGCTAGGTCGATTTTATCGGTGATTTCAACCGTACCAACAGACACAGAGTCTGCGTCTTGCACTGACATCGAGCCCAGCATGCCCATGGTGGGGCATTGATTAGGTGCCGTTCCGATATCTATGATCTCAAGATTGACCTTAGCAGCATCAAGCGTCGTTGCCCCGGTTCCGCCCTCGCTAATCTCTTTGGTGCCGTCGGTTACCCGAACGTAAGCGGATCCATCATAAACAGCTTGGTCGCCTACTGAGTAAACACCGAACGCGGTCTGAATCACATAGAAGTCACCCTGGGTGGTGCTAGTTAAATCCCCGGCACTGTTAGCCACTCCGACAAAGTTAAGACCCTGCGACAGCGTGTCTGGAATCTGAGCTGGATCCAACTTGTTATCGCTTCCCAGGGTTGCGACCTTATACGTAGTGGTGCCTGACTGAAAGTCGCCTGAGATTGCAGTCTTAAGCTCACCATAGTTTAAGCGCCTGGTACCTGCACTGTTGCTATCAATGATGAACTCATCTGTATCCGCGGCTGGTGCGGATGTATTGGGGAGGTCTTTGACTCGGATGTTTGCCATGTTACTTGACTATTAGATTGGAACCGTCGAACAGATTGTGACCCGTGTCGGTCACGATGTAGGTCGCAAAAACACCAGCATCACTCTGAGTGATTTGACGACCAAAGATGACTCGGTGAATCAGAGCAATCATGCGATGGTCAGGGACAGATCCCCGGAGGTTAGCGTGATGGCAGTGATGTCCAGGCGCCAGACAGTGCCGGCGGGAATCGATAAGTTTGTCACGTCACCGTCAGCGGACGAGGTCATGCTTGAGATGACGCAATCACTCAGCGCCTGCATGCATGTAAATTTCCCGGTGTATGCTGCTGAATCGCGGATGACTTTTACTCTGCTTGATGGAATGTCGTTCATAGATTCCAGATTTTCTTAACTTGATTCTTACTAAATTTGCTGTTCCAGCCCTTGTGCTCGGCTTGGTAATAGCCCCGTTTCATGGATGCTCTTTGATCTGGCATCTGGGCTCCGGTGTTAACCATAAAACCCTCCGGGGTTGTTGTGCGTGTCCAGTGCTCTCCGCCTTGAACAACGTCATCTGTCCCAATGGGGACGTTCATCTCCAGGGTTTGCCCTGCTTCGTTTTCAAAAGTGTATGTCGGCATAAACGGTGTTGAACACCTCGGTCTTAAAGAGGGGGAGGTCACCCTCCCCCGTGATGTATGAACCTAACGTTGTGATCAGGACTCTGCCTGGAGCGGGATGTAATAAGTCCCGGCCCCAACAGCAGCCCCAGAGCTGTCAACCAGCTTTACCTTAAGCCCATAGGTAATGGCCCCTAAAGAGCTGGTGGTTTTAATAACCGACCCAGCACTAGCGGAAGCGTCCCCCTTGAACGTCAGTGCAGCTGCATCATCGACAACGAACGTTATGGGTTCGTCCACTGGCTTTTGCGCCAGGCGTACTTTGACTTCACTCATAATTGCGCTCCTTGTAGCATGGCGAGCATACCCTCACGATCGGGCGTCTCACCTGGTTGTTCCATTTCTCCGCCGAGATCCACGCCATTGGCTTTGTTAGCGTAGACGCTAACCGAACCCTCTCCGACGGACTCAACGGTTCCCTCAATTGTGATGCTCACAACATCACCCTGGGCCGGCATTACTGCCTCGTCACCGTCCATCAGCTGGACTGCCTCGGCTGGTATATCGAACGAGAATGGCATGATTACTGTCCGTAGTTGGTGGTGCTGTAAACCCTAGCAATGTGCTTGGGCTGGATGTTCTTGGCAGCAGTGTAGAACTTCATACCAACCTTGGTCTGCAAGTTCAGAGGATCAGACTTGTCAGCACCATTGGTGATGATCACCGATGGGGCGAACGGAGACTGGCTGCTCAAGCTGGCACATGCGTATGCTTCTGCACCGACAACAACCGAACCGTAGTAACCGCCGGTTGAGTTGTAGGTGTATTGGTTTCCGACCACGGCACGGAATGGCAGGGTGGTTTCCACAAAGCGAACACCATGCAATCGTCCGATTTCACCTCGAACAACAGCACCGGGATCGGCGTAATGATGGGCTGCAATCCAGTCACCGTCGTTCATAAGATCGCGAGCGACCTGAGGACCAACAACGGCAATAAAGAATCCGTTGATTGGGGTGGCCGACTGAATCTTCAGGGACGTGGCGGCATCGAGGAAGTCAGTAGCATCAACAGCTGAGATGCTGGATCCCCAGGAAGTTGTGCTTCCAGAGAAGATGTTGTTCCCGGATGGAATGTCACCGTCATTGCTAAACAGCTCATTGCGAATGATGCTGTCCATCTTCAGAGCAGAATCACGTCCAACGCGCAGAGTAGCTTGCTCGAGGTTGTTAAACAGCTCGGTAGCGGAGGCCAAATCCGAAATCGCAATCACCTGACCGTATTGGGTCAAGTCAACGTCAACAGAATCAATCTGCAACGCGTTTGCGGACGGGTTAGTGCCCTCGGTGATGGTGCTAATGTTTGCATCGCTTCCCTCGTCGTAACGGAAGAAACGCATGGTTTTCGATCCGCTTTTCTCAGGCAATGGTTGCTTGGAAGCGAACTGATCAAGAACAACAGTTTGTTCGATGGTCTTCAGCAACTCGCGGCTGAAGTAACGTTGAAGCGCGTGTTGCGCCAAATCCCCGGTATCTGAACCAATGGTTGAGGTCAGATTCCTACTAGCATCTGTAGCCATAATTTATTCTCCTATCCGTCGGCCTCGCGAATCATCTTGATGAGAGCTTCCCGTTGCTCGGGTTGCGACATGTCGTCAAAACCCTTAGGTCCGGTCCTCCTCATGACGTTCCCTCCGCCGAGGTTTGTTTTCTTTTTTAAATTTGAAAGCTCTGTCTTGAGCTTTTTGTTTTCGATTGTAATTCGTTCCAGGTTCTGCGAGTCGACGTAGTACTTAGCCACCTCAACCGCATCCTGGAACCCAGTGCTGTAAGTCGTCAGCGCAGGTTTGTTATCGAGTAGATACTTGACTGCCTTAAACAACTCACTGTCCGCATCCTTAAGTTCCGGGTTTTGCTCGGACATTTTAGATACAGACTCGGACCACTCCCTCTTGAATTTCTCAACCTCAACAGTCTTTGATGCCGATTGCTTACGGTTCCTGGACTCCTCAGCCATTTGCCTGGCTTGTTCAGCCAGCTCTGGCTCCCCCTCGTCCTCAAACCTCTGCGCTACCTGATCATAGATGTCAGGAGAATGCTCGGTGCCTGCCTTGGATAAATCCTCAGCAACGCGTAGCCTCTCCTGCTCTATCGAGTTGCGCTCCGCTTCCAGTTGCTCTTTTTGCTCCCGGAGCTGCCGCTTTTCCTCGTCGAGCTTTTGCCAGGTTTTCTTTTGCCTGGCTTCTGCTTTCCGTAGCTTTTCATATCGACTTTCGGTTTCGGGATCTGGATCTTCTCCAGTCTCGGTATCTTCTGTCTCAGTTGATTCCTCCTCGGAGGACTGATCCTCAGTTTGAACCTCTTCATTCGCAGCAGTTGGTTCTTCTGCTGTAGGAGACTCTTCTTCCGGATTGGGAGTCGGCGACTCTCCCGCTTCTTCGCCTGCGAGCATCTTTAAGATGGCCTCGCGATCCATGGCTTCGTCCATTAGTTTTCTTCATTGTCGTCGGCGAGTAGTCCGTGCGAGACCAACGTATCGAGACAACCAATGCCGTCCCGAAAACCCGCCGCATAACCGACGTTGTATGGAGCATCACTAGCTCCACGATCAATAGACGCCAAACTCTGCTTGACGATCCACTGAAAAATTAGGGTTTTAATTTTCTGGCCCAGCTGGCTGTTGAGGAACGCTTGCAACTGCTCCGCCTCCTGCTTGGTCCATGTTGGGCTGTTCAATTTGGGCAGCATCCTGCTGAGGCGCCACACCTGCCTGATTTTGTTGATTAACTGCATTAGAAAGCTCTGCTACCTCCATTGCCAGCTGCTTAGCAGCTTTACCATCTTGCTCCTGGAACATTGCCATGTGCTGCCCCAGGTGCTCCTGGATGCGTTGCAGCTCGACCGGATCGGTATCTGCGTTCTGGCTGCTCTTAAGCGCCAGGTAATCGAGCATGGTCCGTACGTGCGTCGGATGGTCGTCGGTAGGTTTGACCTGGGCTGGGAAGCCGATACGCATAATACCAAGCTCGATGGCTTGCTCTTCAGCTGCATCAGCTGCCTTAGCGTTGGGGTCGACCAGAAGCCTCTTAACAAGACCAGAATCATCTGCCTCGAGGACTGACTTACGCAGTTCCATCTGATCCACAAACGGATCCTGAGCAAACATCTGAAAGCGTCCCAGGGCTTTCTGGTAGTGGAACGTTTTGTTCACCCCATCAGCGGATCCACTTGGAATGATTTCGTAATCCTGATGGATTGCTTCCTGGGGAACAGACTGCAACGTCTCCAGGTAAAAGTAATTCAGAGAAGTCTCATCAAATTGGTTTAGCAGTGACCAACACTGCTCATACAGCTTGCTGAGCTGCATACGGAACGTACGCATTCTCAAGTCAGCTGACTGCGAGAACAGATTGCCGATGGCAGAGATCTCGGTTGCCGTGCGGCGCTCCTGCTTTTCCAGGCTTTGACTGATACCGAAATCGGGAGTGCTGACACGTTGCTGAGCAAGCTCTCGGTAGAGAACCATGTGCGTGTCAAAGCTGATTGGTGGCTGAGGCATTGGTATTGGCGCAATGTCCTCAGGCAAGATCTGACCCGGAGTGAATCGGAGGTTGCTAGTATTGGGTAACGAACGAGAAGACCGGAACAGTGGCCGGTTGTACAACGTCATAGCGTCATTCTTCTCATTCAGCAACTTAGAGAGTGCGGTCTCGAATACTGCGACCAGCTCGATCACTCCGCGTGGAGAGTACCAGCCTGGATCTTTGATCTCGTATTGAAATGATATAAACGGAGGGAGCCCGTGATCGTAGGGCACTTTCATAGGTGCCCTAACAGGTTCCTCGAGGTTGTGCGGACTGTAAGTGTAAATCTCCCACTCACCGTCATCGTTCTGGACGTAGGTCTCCCAGACAATTACCTGCCGTTCGTAGGACTCAGTAATCCCCTCACGCTGAAGCTGCATCTGCCTGCGGTTGTCATCGCCTGCCTCAGCAGTGTATCCGCCGGTAATGGACTTCAGGAAATTAGCGTCCTGGTTAAACCCTGCCTGGCGCCGGTATGATTCCGGGGTGTAATGCTGGACGTGGGTGAATCGATCCGCCATGTCCAAACTTTTGCAGGTGTGAGGCACGATCAGGTGCATTGGATCGACTGACTCAAACTTCAGCCTCATCGCATCCAGATCGTAAGTCGTCTTCAAAATGCCCCTGCCACTGACAAGCATCGCGTCAATGGCAGAGATAATTTCCTCTTGGAGGTTGGACTTCTGCTTCAACTTGTAGTCAAACCACTGACTCGCAGCTGTTGTCAGCGCAGTGTTCTGATCACGGAGGGAAACAAATGAAGCTACCGTATCCAGGGCAAACAGCTGTTGCACGTAATACGGTTTGAGGTTGCTGATGATTGTGTCAGAGAGAGGGAAGTGGGCATCGCTTGCACCCGGCCAGGGCTTCGACTTACGCCTCAACCCATGATGCCTTAGATCATAGTACATCTGCTGCCGGGTTTCCCAGAGGGACCGGTCTTGCAGGTCATCCATGGTCAGACTGAAGAGCTCAGAATAGTCCATTATTGGTCAAGCCTAGTACTGACTTCGACCTCTGCAACCCCTAAAAATACGTTTTTATTCACCCACAATGTATGCCGTGTGAAGATGCTGCGTAACCGTCGGGGATTTCTATGCCGGCAAAAATCTCGTCGATCGATGGCCTGACATATTCCTCCATGTAATCGTGCTCACTCCCCATGGCTACGGCCATGCATACCGCATCAGCTCTATCCGGGGATGACAGTCCCCGACTTTTCATTTCGCCCTTGGTCTCAAGTTCCATCTTGCCAGCTTTGTTTGCTCGGGCACGTCGGCTGGTTAGCTGAGCCATGAGCACTTCATCGTCTGGCAAGATCAGCTCTTGTCGCTCAATCAGCCTAGCAGTCTCATACCACATTTCAGCTGCTCTGTTGACGAAAGCCTCATAATCCCTAGCGCGACCACCAAAATTTACGCGATTGATATCCCAGCCAGCCTCTCGAAGCGCATCCGCCATGGGGCGCCC